AGTAGCACCTGTTGTTCCTTGTATACCTGTAGCACCTGTAGCACCTGTAGCACCGGTTGATCCTATTGTACCTGTAGCACCTGTAGCACCTGTAGCACCGGTTGATCCTATTGTACCTGTAGCACCTGTAGCACCTGTAGCACCTGTATCACCGCCACTTATAAAAGGCGCACCGTTGGCGTAAAAGAAACTATTAGCATACACTCTGTTAGCTGAAACATTACCAGAAAGGTTTAAAAAATTAGATACAACGTTTCCGTTGCTATCAACTACTTGTGTTGTAAGTATGCCAACTGAGTATCCGCCTAAACTGTTAAAAGGTGCTGATGCCATAAATATTCCATTGTTATAATATATTTATCATTTTGATTCAACTATACTCCAACAAAAAAAGCACTAGAAAAATCTTTTTTCTATAAATATAAAATGCTTACACAACAACCAACAAGACCTTTCTGTGAAAACTGTAAAATATCATTAGCTAAACCCAATGGTATTAGTAAACATAAATTTAAACAATGGCACAAATATTGCGTTCAATGTAGCAAAGCAATGTACAACACACAGTATGGTTACTTATTACATAAAAAATCTAAATGCGACAAATGTAATTTTGTACCAGAAGATAGCTGTCAGCTTGATCTAGTATATGTAGATGATAACAAGAAAAACAAAAGTGTTAAGAATATGTTAACACTATGTGCCAATTGCAATAGAGTATATCAAAAGAAGTTGAAAGAAAAAAATAAGAGTATACTAGATATAACAGTTGACGCTGATGTAACTATATAGCCAACAAAAAAGGCACGTTAGTGCCCTTAGTGTTTTCTTCCCATCCCGTTGAGATATTGTATTTATGCTAGGTTACGCTTTTTACCACCCAGTTGCCAGCCCAGTGCTAGATAGCTTTGTAGTGTATCTTGTTTTACTTTCTTTTCTATATTGTCTTTGTTGATACTGATACACCCAATATTAGCTTTTGCTACATTGGAACCATGTCCTTGTTTTTTCTTTATACCTTTACCGCCTAAACTGATAGCAAGTTTATGTTCGTCCGATTGAGGACCTTTAGAGATACCTTTTAGTTTATCACTTTGTTTCTTTTTTGTTGCTTCACTATGTTTATATCCTGCTCTGCTTTCTTTCCATTTATCAATTGTTCCCTGGGACTTGGGTGCTCTTTGTAATGCGGCATTTCTTAAATTTTCTCTATGTTCATCTGTTATCTCTACTCCACCTTTATTCCAGGGTATAAGATTTTTAGATTTCATTAATTTAGAATGATATTCGGCATGTTCTATTCTATATTTTTCATAGACCCTTGCTGTAAAAATAGTTTGATATCTTTCTTGGTGTTGATTTTCTGCTCTCATTCCCATTAGAGCATACACCATCTTATGATAGTATTCTCCCTCAGTCATTTTTACTAATAACCAATGACAGAGAAAATGTTCTCTACAAGACAAATATACTAGATTACTTTTATCATTACTTCCTCCTAATGAGTGAGGAATGATATGGTGCCGTTCTCTACCACTGGCTTTTTTCCAACCTCGTTGAACTGCTTTCTCAATGGTTGAGAAGTATACCTTAGAATAGAATTTATTTGTGAACATAATAGTATTTATGCCAATACTTAACATTTCACTATTATATCATAAAAAAGAGTGCCGAAGCACTCTTTTGATTGGTGATTATCCCTAAAGACAATCGGATGTACCCAATTTCACTGGAAGGTGAGATTTTGTACTGCTATTTCCCCAACATAATCGGCAGCATTGCCGAACGATGAGGCCGTATTCGTTAATTCTATGTATCCATACCTTGTCATAAATGACACGACTGGTTCGAATGTTGATGGATCAAGAACAACACCAGAACTCATCAACGGGATGTAAGGGCAATAGAATGCCGCTGCATCTGTTTCTGAAGAACCTTTGTATCCAACCAATACAGGTTGTGTATCAGGTGCATAGCTGTTTACGAATACACGCATAGCGCCATTTAATGTACCAACAAACTTAGTGTTTGTAGGAGCTTCAAATGTACCTTCTGTTGTACGAGCGAACGCTGAAGTAGTTGCAGATTGCAATACTGTCAATGTTGCTGGAGATACCACAGCCCAGTTACCAGCGCCACGACGAGTACGTTGAGCGATCAAGTTAGCAACACGATTGATAAGAACAGCTAGAGCAGCATGTTCGTCACCAACGTATGTAGCTGTACCAGATACAGTAGCTTGGTTGAATGTAAATTCAGTTGTAGCTAGAGTAGCAAGAGACAATAGAATTTCTTGGTCAATTTCAGCAGTAATTTCTTGTGCTAATGCTGCCATGATTTCTGCTTCAACGTCAATCCCGTGTTGAGATTGTGCGTCTTGAGCAGCTTCAAATGTCCAACGTGCTTGCAATTTACGTGACTTAGCTTCAACAGCTTGACGTAGAATTTGCACACTGATTTGCTTACCGCCATTACCTTCAAGAGCAGCAGTGTCATTACCTGTGTAAAAACTTGTGCTTGTGTCTGCTGAAGGTGTACGTGAATAAGCCTGAGCAATCAAGAATGGACTTAATGCTTCTTGACCAGCGACTACGCTAGTTGCAGCAGCACTATTGTCTGTTAATGACTGAGCATAACGAACACGTAGAGTGTGGATTTGACCAACTGGTCCTGTCATTGGCTGAACGCCTACCAATTCGTTAGCGATAACGGTTGGCATGACACGACGGATAACTGGAAGAATCACACGGTTTAATGTAGCGATGTTACCAGCTGTTGTTGTACCGGCTGAAGATTCAGCAAGTAGTTGCTTTTTGGTGTTTTCTAAGATAACACCCATTGTTGAACGACGAGTTCCTTTTAGACCTTCTAACAGGGCATCCTTGGTCTCGTTCCAACGGCCTTCTAATAATACTTTTGACATTTTATATTCTCCTAAATTATGTCTTTTTTTATAGCCCTGCCAGGCGTTTGATATCAATAACGTTATCACGTTGATCCATATCTACTTCTTGTGTTTTGGCAGATTTATCACCAGTAACTTCTTTAACACTTTCACGTAGAGTAGTCTTAGTAGACTTTCTCTCTGCTCCACTGTTTAAAACTGCTGGTAGATACTTGTCGAAAGTGCTTTGCAATTTTGGTGTTTGCACACTTTCTAGTAAGTCCTTCATTACAGTAGCCTTTTCTTCGTTTAATGGAGCAAGTAAATCGCTCATCATTTTTTCACGTTGATTAGACTCTTTAATAACACGAACTTCACGTTCCTTACTTTCAATCAATTTTTTAGATTGACCGATTACTTTGATAGATTCAGCTAATTGTTGGTCTTTCAATTGTAGAGAATTCATTAGTTTACGGGTTTCAGCCTTATCATTTAAATGAGTAACTGAGAACTCGCTTGCAAAACTTTCAAATATTCTACGTCCAAAATTGTTCTCACGAGCAACCTTGATATCTTCCTTCAACTGACCTAATTCACCCTTAAGATGTGATGTTACAACGGTATTCAATCTTTTAGCAGATTCACTCACAAAGCGTGATTTCAATCTTTCTAATTGTTGACGACCTTCTGCAACCAACTTAACCTTTGCTTCAACTACAGCTTGTTTGTCTTGTGTGAATTCTTTAATTTCACGTGCCAATGCATGAACAATAAATTGCTCAAGTTTAGATTGACTTTCCATTTGTAGTTTGCGTTCACTGCGTAATTCTTTGATTTCTTCGGCTAGTTTAGTAACCATGAAATTATTGAATTTAACTGCATTTTCACGCAATTGTTGTTTAGCTTGTACGCGGTCTTCGTTCATTGCTTGTCTTTCAGTTTGAAATTCGGAAATTTCTTCTGATAAACTTTCTGTAACCATTTTATCTAGGGCTTCTACCATTACGATTCTGTCATGTTCATATCTAGTAGCAAATTCTTCACGCAATTCAATACGAACCTGTTCTCTAGCTTCATTTAATTTAGATTCAAATGCTTCGCTTATTGCGATGCTAGTATCTTCATTAATGATCCCAGAGTCTATCAATGGTTTGAGTTGGTCAAACATTGTTTTCCCCTTTAGTTAATTGCACGTTTGTCTCCGTTGCTACGAGTGTCTTAGAGATGAATTTACATTCATCCTTATTATTTTGTACCCATCTCAGATGGGATATTGTAAGAATCATTTGATTTTCATGTCCTTAATTAAGCGAATAGTCTGTTCACGAATATATTTCTGAGCCTTTGGATCAGATGCTAATTTAGCACCTTTTAAATTTTCAAAAATTTTATGTCCATGCTTCATATTCATCATGCCCTCATATATTGCTTTGGGATAAGCCTGAGGTGCACTTGGTTGTGCAACAATATCCACAGTGACTATTTCAAAGTCACTTACTTTTCCGTTCATGTCGTCCACGTTACCGCTGCCACGACTTGAAACGCCGAGTTTGACACCACTCTCCAACATAGTAGCAACTAGTTGCCCCATTGGAGTTGGTAATATCTTTAACTTTCCAAACCCATTAGCACCGTCCATCCACATGCCTGTAATCATATGTGATACACGATCTAGGTTGATTTTTAAGTCATCTGGGTGATCTACTTCACCTAATACTGAATGACCATCAGTAATCTGTTCGTTTAATGTTTGTACAGCGGATTCAATTTCGGAAACGGGGTAAATACGCTCGTTAGCATTCTTTACCCCGCCCTGAATGAAGATACCTTTCATATAAAGGTTCTTCTTATCGCCTTCACTTACGCTTTCAACTACCATGCTGGCACGGTCAAAAGTTAAGTGCTCCTTGAGATACAAAGCCATTGCTTCAAGATTCCTTTTATAGTTTACGTTTTACTGGCTTACGTGATTCAGCAACTGGACTCTTAGTATTCACTCCATTATCACCCTTTGATGGGGCAGGAGCTTTTTCTAAGTCAGCATTGTTTTGTGCTGGAGCATTTTTAAATGAGCCGGCACCTTTTACTTGTCCTTCGCCTTTTGAGTAGAAGTTACTAGCACCTTTAGGGCCTGTAGGAACTGCTTCACTAGCACCGCTAAACTTTACTGGACGACTGTCCATTCCAGCTTGTCCGCTGTTTTGTAAACTTGTACTTTTTGTATTTTGACCATTGTCACCGTGAGTTACAGAAACTTTCTTTAGTGTAATTGCTTCCATCATAGCTTCTTCTTCGTCACCCATAGCCATTTCTTCGTCACCCATAGCCATTTCGTCATCGGCATCAGCCATTTCGTCATCGGCCATTTCATCGTCGCCGTTGCCCATGATCTGCTCAAATTCAGCCATCAATTGGTCTAACTTATCTTCAATGCTTACTAGACGATCTTCTTCACCTTCTTCTGAGTGATCCATTTCACCGTCGGCTTCAATATCAATGATATCTTCATCACCTTCGTCATCAAAGTCAATTTCTTCATCTTCTTCTTCGGTCATGCCTTCTTCTTCAGCAGAGATTTCATCCATCATCTGACCTACTTGGCCGCCGGGATCCATGCCTTCATCCATTTCGTCGGACATGATATCTTCATAGATTTCGCGGCTTTTTTCAACTACGATATCATGAAATAATGCACGAGCTTGTTCTTCATTCTCATTGATAATCAAATCAATAAGTGTTTCAAATTTTTTGTGGTCCATTGTTTGTTTCTCCTAAGTAATGGCTTTGTGTATTGTACTTATGCTATACAATTAAAAAATGCTCAATAAGATAGCATTTTTTGCATTTTTAGGAGAGATATAGAGAGTTGTACTCTATTGTGGTGCTGCTTCCGGCTTTACGCCATATTGTTCATGTACTTTTTTGATGTACTTTGCTTTTTCAAAATTTCTAACATCTAACATTTTTCTAAGTTTGCGAATCTGTCTTAATGTTAGTTTTGTTTTGCGGCTTTCTTTCCACTTTGGTTTGCTGTTGTCCGCAGCAACATCTTGGTAGCCTTCTACGGCGGGATTAAACATTTCCATAAGTCTCATAGAATAGTATTTATCTTACATTGCATTACCAGTAGGTGCTGGCATTCCACCTGGGGTATTTCCAGCATCAGTAACCGGTCCTGCTACTTCTGGACCACTTTCGTCTCCCTCTTCAGGTGCGTTTTCAATGTTATCTGCTGTTTCTAAGTCACTATCTATATCACCTGCACTAACACCAATATTACGTAAATCGCTACTTGCTGCTTCAGTATCAGAATCTTTGCCGTTTTCTTCACGCCACAACTTTTCATTCTTGTTGATTTCTTCTTCACTTAATCCCAAGAATCGTTCTAATGCAAAGCGTTTACTAATATAAGGAAATGCTTCCATACTAGCAAATGTAGTTACCCTTGATGTGTCTAATTCACTTTGACGATAAGCTGCAAAATTTTGAGGTGGATTAAATTCTAATGTAAACAATCCACTATCAATATTGAAACCTCTCCAACGCAAGAATAACTTGAATTCTTCATCTAACTTATGGCTCAAATACTTTTGTAGTCGTTCGCAATATTGATTGAAACGAAACTCTTGTATCATTGCTGTTCCAACTCTACCGTCGTTCATTGGAGTAGTATTATCATCAGGACCAGTTGGTAAGTATGAACTTGGAACACGTAAACCACGTGCCAAACGATTATTAAAGTATTTCAAGTCATCAATTTCACCAAGATTTTGACCACCAGGCAATACTTCAACACTACTTCCTCTACCGTCTGCGGTGACTGGAAAGAAGTAATCCTCATTCATTGAGTTTTTAACGAATATACCAGAATCAACTGCAAATGTATGATAATCATGCCAATGATGTAAACCGTCAATAGTAATAGTACCGGTATCACGGTTATTAATTTTAGTAATTTTGACTACACGATGATTGAAATTATCAACTTCTTTTACAA